CTACACAGGAGACAGAAGCCATGAGCGAAGTAGCAGCACCAGAAGTCATCATCCCAACCGAACCAATCACTGCATCAGTGAAGCGCGAGCCACGCTTGATGTCACGTTGGGATTACATTGCGTCATTCCATCAGGGTGGCGACACTTGGGTGAAGGCACAACAAAACTTCAAGGATTACAACGATTACCACAAAGTGCCATCAGTTAAAGCAGCTGCAGGCGATGAATTTTTGACAAGCGTGCCGGGTCTCTTAACACAAGTTGAGTTGGGCCCAGTATTTCAAGATTTGAATTTCATGCGACCAGTTGTAAACGCTTTGGGTGCACGTGCAATGCCATCGACACCATCGTCAACTTTCAACCGTCCAACAATTACAACGCACACAACTGCAGCATCACAAACCGAAGGTGCAGCCGCGTCAGCAACCACAATGGTTGTTGCAAACAACACGGTCACAAAAAAGACATTTGCTGCATACCAAAACATCAGCTACCAGACCATCGACTTCACAGACCCAGCAGCACTACAAATCGTTATCAACGACATGCTTGGCGAATACATGATTGCCACCGACAACGAAGCAGCAGACAACTTGTTGACCGCTGCAACATCGGCAGGCGTTTGGGACTTGTCAGTAACCGACTTGTTGAAGTCAATCTATGACGCAGCAATCGTGACACTGAACGCAACAAACTATTTGCCAACGCACATGTTTGTCAGCCCAGACACGTGGGGCGCCATTCAACAGCTCGTCGACACCGCTGGCCGACCAATCTTTGGTTACGTCAATGGCCCAGGACTTGCTGGACAGAACACACTTGGTCAAGCATCGGTTACTTCATGGACTAACACTGGCCCACTTGGTTTGCAAATGGTTGTAGACAACAACTTCAGCACCAAGACAATGGTCATCATGAAAGACATCGGCTTTGAAATTTATGAGGAACAGAAAGGCATTTTGTCTGTTGACAATCCGTCTACTTTGACTCGTGGAATTAGCACACACGGCTACTTCTGCACATTCAAAGCAAACGCCAACATGATTCAAAAAATCACACAGGCCTAGTCGAGAGGCGGCGTAACCGCCATGTCGTATTACACCACAGCCAGTAAGCAACTCATTTCTAACTACGCGTGCATCAGCACGTTAGAACCAACAGAAATTACTATTGGCGAAAACATTACGGTTAGCGCTTTGGGTGTTCCGTTTAACGGCACATTCAAAGTGCTTGACATGCCCCAATACGAATTTACTGGCGTTGACTCAACTACAGGCGAATTTCAATTTGATGTCAATGTGCCAAGACCCAATCAAATTATTTATGCGGCTACCGGGTCAAATGTTCAATATGTTGTTACTTACGACGGGTCAGTGGAATACACGCAAACTTGCACGTGGATTACGGTCGCCGCTTTAATCACATTTTTGGGCGTAACCATTACAAACCCGTCAGACGATTACACGCTGGCCACACAAGCCACAAACGCAGCAAACTTGTTTTGTTATCGTCGCAGACAAGAGTCCGGCTACCACGACGCATTGAGCACATCGCCTGGCGCAGATGCAACATTGGGCACGCTTATGTATGGTGCAGCTTTGTGGCGTAGTCGAGGGTCAATAGAAACCGCGTTTGCAGCGTTTGACACAATGGGAACACCAACCCAACAATCATTGACACCGATAGTTAAGCAATTGTTGGGCATCCCTCGACCAGCGGTTGCCTAATGGCTTACACCGATTTACTCAACGAAACCATTGACGATGTAGCTGCCACATTGGCGGCGGTGTCTGGTATCCGTTGCGTAACCGACCCAACCAAATTGGTGCCCAATTGTGTGTTTATCCTTGCACCAAGTTTCACAACGTACGCTGGTAACGGCAACATTGTGACAATGGATTTCCCAATCAAAGTAGTTGGCTCTGGCCCTGCAGGCTTGCCAGTGTTGCGCGACATCCTTGCCATTGTGGCATTGGTGCTGGCATCATCAGTCATTGTGCTATCTGGTCAACCCGGCTCAATAGAAATTGGCGGCGCATCGTTTCCGTGTTATGACTTAACAGTGAAAGTGCAGGCACAAACCGCATGACATATACAATCGCATCCAGCAAACTAGGCGTAATCGGCGAACCGTTTATACCTGCAGACGGCATTAACGTGGCAGCGTTACTGTCTGGCGGTTTCATTGTTGAGCAATCCACACCTAAACCCAAAAAACCTGCTAAAACTAGTACAGACACCAACGAGGAGATTTAACCCACATGGCCACTAGCACCTACTTATCAAACCCACTGGTCACTGTCAACTCGGTTGACTTGACCGACCAGACCAGCTCTGCCAATTTGACTCGCGTCATCGAAGCGTTGGAAAGTACTTCATTTGGCAAAACTGCTCGCGTCTATGTTGGTGGCCTAGAAAACAGCACACTTACATTAACCATGTACAACTCTTTTGCCGCCACAGAAACATACGCAACATTGGCTGCACTTGTTGGCACATCCACAACGGTGACAATTAAGCCAACCAGTGCTGCAACCAGCGCAACAAACCCAGTGTCAACCCTGACAGGCTGTTACCTAGAAACTTTGCCAATTATTAACGCTGCATTAGGCGCGCTCGACACAATTGACATCACGTTTACTGGCGGCGTGTACTCTGTAGCAACGTCTTAATTAGCGCCGGCAACGGCCCGACACGAAAGCAGGCACATGAAAGTCAAATTAGAATTAGATTTACAAGACGGGCGCGGCAAACGCACTATGACCACGAATATGTTTGTGGTATGTGAATGGGAAAAAACAGAGAACCGTAAAGTGTCTGATGGTAAAGGCATCGGTTATAGCGACATTGCTTGCTGGGCATATCATCTGTGCAAACTTGCTGGCGACCCAGTACCAGACAATTGGCGTGAATGGGTCAAACAACATCCTGACATGGATTTGACTTCAGTCGATGAGACAAACCCAAACCCTACGGCGTTGGCACCTACCGACGACAACTAGCCGAAATGCTTGTTGCAGTAGGATGGTGGCCAACGCACATCGAGTTTGACACACGCGACTTAACTACGGTGATTAGTGTTATAGAAAGCAACAACAAAAAAAGGTAACTTTCTATGTCAGTTTCAACCACAATTAAAGTCGTTGGCGTTAAGGACACTATTAACGCACTCAAAAAAATTGACCCACAGTTGCAAAAAGATTTTAGAGCGCAAGCTAATGAGATTGCGGCGCCAGCAATTAGAGCTGCACAAGAGGTTTATACACAAATACCGTTGTCTGGTATGGCATACAAATGGTCAAGTAACGGCAGAAAGTTATTTCCATTTAGCGTGGCTAAAGCCAAAAGCGGTGTGAAATTGCGTATCGACACACGGCGTAATGCTGTGGGCGTAATTTTGATTGAACAAAAAGACCCGGCAACAGCAATCTTTGAAACCGCTGGGCGTGCTAACGCAAATAAACTTGGCGACCAACTAGGGTTTGTAGGTGCTGGGCGCACTCGACTTATCGGGCCAGCTGTATATAAGGCGCGTAAAGCGATTGAGGAACCAATGAAAAAGATGATTTTGGATACAGCGCGAGTGGTTAGGCAGTCAATCTGATGCTGTCTATACCAATTATTGCGGAGTACGACGGGAAAGCGCTTGACCGTGCAATTAAAGATTTCAACCAACTTGAGACTGCAGGCGAAAAAGCGCATTTCCTAATTAAAAAAGCGGCAGTGCCAGCCGCAGCCGCGCTTACCGCTGTGACAGCGGCGTTGACTTTGGCGGTTAAAGCTGCTGCAGAGGATGAAGCCCAGCAAGCCCAATTGGCGTTGACATTAAATAACGTCACAGGCGCAACTACTAAACAAGTTAAGGCCACAGAGGACATGATTAGCGCAATGTCGAGGGCTACCGGCACGGCTGACAGTGAGTTACGCCCAGCGCTGGCTGTACTTGTCACTGGCACTAAAGACATTTCTACAGCTACTAAAGCGTTGTCGCTGGCACAAGATATTGCTGTCGGGTCTAACAAATCATTGGCTGAAGTTTCTGACGCGCTCGCTAAAGCGTATGGCGGCAACATGAAAGGTTTGCAAGCATTATCGCCAGAAATTAAAATGATGATTAAAGACGGCGCAACGCTTGATGACGTAATGAATGTTTTAGGCGGCACGTTTGGTGGTGCAGCGGCAACCGCAGCAAACACCGCTGCAGGCAAATTTAAGATATTAAAAAACTCGTTGGACGAAACGCAAGAGTCCATCGGTGCAGCGTTATTGCCAATTGTGCAAAAGGTGTTGCCAGTGCTACAAAAGTTTGCTGATTGGGCACAACAAAACCCACAAGCATTTTTGGCTATTGCCGGCGCAATCACCGCAATATCGGTAGCCATTTTGGCAGTCAACTTTGCAATGGCATTAAACCCGTTTACGGCTATTGCTGCAGGTGTTGCAGCTCTCGTAGTTGGCATCATTTACGCCTACAACAAATTTGAGACATTCCGCACCATTGTTAACGGTGTGCTTAACGGCTTAATTAGCGGTTTTGAGATTTTTGCTAACGCTTGGATTAGCACAATAAATCTCATTATTCGAGGCATGAACCTTATTAACCCTTTTACAGACATTCCATCGTTGCCGACACTTAACTTAGGCAGCATTGGTGGCGGTAGCAGTGGTGCAGCGGTTGGCTCTGGTGCAGCGCGTGAAGGCGGTGTTGGTCAAGTGTTGGCAGGTTTACAAACTATGCCTGCCATGCCTAGCCCTGCAGCACCTATGTCCGGTGGCGGCGGCGGTGGCGGCGGTGGCGGTAGTCAAGGGCCATCATTTGCGCCCGTCAACGGCCCTATTGGTTATGTTGGTGGCATCCAAGACCGCATGGCAAACCGTTCAGATGTAACTATAAACGTGGCTGGCGGTATCTCATCTGCAGCCGATATTGGTCGCAGTGTCGTTGACGCGTTAACCCAATACTCACAAGTATATGGGCCACTCAATTTGGCGATTAGGTAATGGCTGGCTCGGCTGTCATCACGGGCGGCGATTACCTACTAGAGCTGTCAACAGGGTTTGACTCGTCAGCGTTTTACCTAGATGACTCGCTACTAGACGGCACAGACGTGCTTGATGGCGACGGCATAGATTTTATTGACATTACGCCAGTAGTGCAAAACATCAACATTCAGCGTGGCCGTCATAAACCGTTAGATGTTTTTGGGCCTGGCACAATGTCAGTGTCAATCAGCGTGCCAAACACAAACCGAAATTATGACCCGTTAAACACGGCCAGCCCGTATTACAACGATTTAACAGAGCAACCTGGTTTGGCCCCATTGCGCGCAATCCGTTTAAGCCGCAATGGCGCATATTTGTTTACTGGTCGAGTAACGACATACAACCAGCAATACACAATGGCAGGTTTAACCAATTACCAGATTTTTGCTGCCGATGACATTTATGTGCTGTCACAGGGCAGTTTGCCATCTACGGCTACTAGCGCTGAAACTTCGTCAGCGCGCATTACAGCCGTTTTAACAGCCGCAGCGTACACAGGTACTACAAGTCTTACAGCCACGCCTACAGCCACGCTAGGGGCTTACACCATCACATCCGGCACAAACGTTAACGCCTACATGAACCGCATTCAACAGGCTGAACAGGGTCGCATATTCTGCAGCCGCACCAACGTGCTGACAGCTCAAGCCCGTATCGGTCAAACATTGGCTACGCCAACCGTTGTTTTTAGCGACAGCGGCAACACACCGTATGACAACATTGTTGTTGAGTTTGACCAGCAAACCGTTATCAACAACGCCAACGTCACCATTGAAGGCGGCGCTCTACAAAACGCCAGCAACGCGTCAAGCATTGCCACATATTTCACGCAAACCGAAGCCATTACCGACAGCCTTTTAAGCACCAACGCGCAAGCCGCAACCCTTGCCAGTTACTTGCTGTATCCGTTACCGCAACCACGCTTTACCAGTGTGTCAACCACGTTTGCCAGCCTTACCGATGCCCAAAAAACGGCGTTAGCGCCCATAGAAATTGGTGACACCGTTTCAGCCACCAAATCGTTTACATCTGGTAGCCCGTTAGCGGTGCAACAAAACTTGGCGGTCGAGGGCATAGACCACGTTATTGACGTAAACACCGGGCATCGCATTACTTTGTGGACATCACCAACGGTCATTATTTACGCCTTTGTATTGGATGACCCTACGTTCGGTTTGCTTGACGGCCTAAATGTGCTCGGATGATGTAAAGTAAAACTATGGCATCACCAAATACCACGTTTGTCGCAAACACCGTTTTGACTGCAGCACAACAAAATAACTTTCCTTTTGGCAGAGTTGCCGCACCAATCAACATTACGGCTAATCAAACTGGAATAACCACACAAGTTGACATTACTGGTGCAACAATTACTTTCACTGCAGTTGCAAGCAGACTTTACAAGGCTTGCTGGGCTGGTCTGTTTAATAGCACCGTGTCAACTGATACGTTCAACTTTTTATTGACCGACTCATCTAACAACATCCAACAGCAATCCATTACTTGTCCAGCCACCACCAGCGAAGTTTCATTTATCGGCGAACACGTTTTTACACCGGGCGCAGGCTCAATCACACGCAAACTACGCGTACAACGGCAAACAGGCACGGGCACCGGCACAATTGTTGCTGGCGCAACTTTCCCAACACAGTTTTGGATTGAAGATATTGGGTCGGCGTAATGACGGTCAATAATTTGCCTAAGTTTGTTATTTTGCTTTGCGGCTTACTATGTCTTACCGCGTTAATGATTGCAGACAAAATAGACATGGCATCTGGCGTACCAATGCTCACAATGATTATCGGCTACTCAATCGGCAACGGCGTGAACGCTAAACAAGGCGGCGAGTCAAGCAACGTATTTGGCAAACGTAAAAAACAAATATGAAAGCAAATGACCAAGTAGCACTAATACTTGCAAAAGGTGCAGTTGCTTTAATTTTAACAATTGCTGTGGGTTCGTTTGGTCGGTCATTCTTTCTTGCAGTCGTGCTACATGAAGACCATCCAATATCTGATGCAGCAACACAATTGTTGACCGCAATGGGTAGTGCACTGATGGGCGGTGCAGTTGGTTTTGTTGGTGGAAGCAACTCAAATCAGAAAGATGATGACAATGGCAGTATTACCAGCCAACCCTAAAGTCATCGGGTCTAAACTGTACACAGGTAACAGTGACGGTGCAGCTGCAGGCCCACGTGCCGGCATGGATGAATGGATACGGCAAGCCATCAAACATGGTGCAGGCGCGTTTTGGAATAACGGCAGCTGGGGCGTGCGCGACATGCGCGGCAATCCCGGCTCACTATCTGTGCACGCCACTGGTCGAGCAGTTGACTTGTCATACAGACCGTCAGAACAACACCCAGACGCTAACCGTAAAGGCACTATTGCGTTCATAAACATTGTGTTAGCCAACGCAAACGAATTAGGCGTTGAGTGCGTACTTGATTATTTCCCGAAAGCGTTTGGGCGTGGCTGGCGTTGCGACCGTCAAGCGTGGAAGTCGTACAGTAAGCCAGAAATACACGGTGCACCGGGCGGCGATTGGTTGCACGTGGAAATAAACCCACATATGGCAGACCAGCCAAACCTTGTAAAACAAGCGTTTCAGAGAGTATTCACCGAATTGCCACACTGATGCTCTATGGTCGAAGTACCGACGATTGGAGACGCAAATGGCAGATGCCAAAACTTATGTTTACGAGGTTTTTACAACTTGTTTAGACACCGAACAAATGGTGTTAATACAAATCTTCCGTGACCCTGACAACGGCCAAGTCCTACACGCGCAAATGGCATTCAAAAATGCCGTTGGCGACAGCTGGGGCACACCTTACCAATTGGAGAAAAAATGACGTTTTTAAGCATCAAAATAGGCGCATGGTT